GAGAGGGCTAATTTTGAAATATCTTCTTTAGTCTCTTTTTGACCCTCGACTATTTTAACAACGGAAATAATACCACCTATAACAAGTGTTCCCACTGAAATAATCTCAAGAAGAGAAAAACCTAATATTTCCACACCATTATTCCTTTAACTTATTCTAAGGAAGAGACCTAGAGTTCTTTCATCAGCCCCTGCTCCATCATTGGTGTCCATAGCTCTCCAAGTACCCGAGGGACCAGAAGTGAACGAAATAGTTAAATCAAGATCATTAATATCTACAGCAAAATGGGGAGTTCTTAAATCACTACCAGAATAGGTATTTCCACCTGTATGACCATTAGCTGGACCCAAAAAGAGGCCAAAAGTACCTGTCTCACCAGCAGAAGCAAGGGCCATATTACCGGTGACCCAATTACTTGCTGTAGAACCCTCGGCAGGTAGTCTAGCAGCACCAAGATTTCCAGAACTAATTTCATCAGCATCAAGATTAGTTAAACCAGAACCATTACCTGAAAAGATGTCAGAACCAATATTAATATCACCGAAACCGGCAGAGATACTACCTGTACTTAAAGTTCCTACACCAGTAATTCCGGTATAGCTACCACTCACCCTACCACTAGGAATTGTACCTGTTGATAATTGAGAAGCACTTAAAGAGGTTAAACCTGATCCCGAACCTGAGAAAGTTTCAGCTACAACTGTTGCACCACCACTTTGAGAGAGGAGAATTATTTCTTCGTCATTATGGTTATACCAAATACGAGCAGAACCTGATCCATAAAGAGAGGTGTCATATGACCCAAGTCTAAGGTAACCTCCACCAGTGTTATGAATTAAATTACCAGTCATATTAGAACTAGCTTCTACTGTACTCACACTAATGGCAGAGGGAAGTCTTTCATTAGCTAGTGTACCAGATGTAATCGTACTAGCACTTATATTAGGTAGTCTAGCAGCACTTATAGTACCAGTAGAGATATTAGAAGCGTTTAAAGCTGTAATACCACTACCAACCCCTGTAAAAACATCAGAGCCGATATTAATATTACCAAAACCACTTGTGATACTACCAGCATCTAAAGCACCTGTACCTGTAATACCTGTATAAGCACCACTCACTCTGTCACTGTGTATTGTACCAGCATTAAGATTAGTAGCACTCAATGTACCAACGGGTATAGCAATATTCCCTGTTCCATCAAAGGATGTGGCTGTACCTGTTATTTGTCCAGAAATCGCGATCGTTCTAGCTGTTTCAAGGGCTGTAGCAGTGTCAGCGTTTCCGACAACATCACCAGTGATAGTACCAGTGAGAGGCCCAGCAAAAGCAACACTAGTAACCGTTCCTTGAAAGTAAGCACTTTTAAACCTAGCCGCATTTGTCCCTAAATCTATAGTATTATGGGTTTCAACACCTATTTTATTAGCATCTATTACAACTTCTTGGCCCGGACCTAACAAGGTAATAGGAGTACCATCACCTGAAGTACCATCATGAGAGTGTCCTGTAGAAGCATGAAAAGCAGCTTCAATAGCGTTAAACTCTCCATCTAATGGTGCAGCCGTAATGAATTCACCATCAGCAATTTCATTAGTTGTATCTGCCCTTACGTAACCAGTGATAATACACCCCCCACCTGATCAATCAGGTCTACAATCATTGTCAACTCCTGTTCAGTTAATACTCTACACTCTTTATATCCACTAAACTGTGTCATAGGGGGTGTTTCTCCGAATTTTAATAGTTGTTCTTCAAGGGACTTAGCATCCTGAAGCTTAACCCACCTGATAATATCAAATTTCATCCCTGAATGGCATTTCAACTCAGAGAGTCTTCTCTTCTTACATCTATCAGAAGTTATACCTATTTTATAAAAATTACCACTTTTTAATAAGTATATTACATCAGCATCAGATTTAGTAATCGTCTTCATATGAGAACAAATCTCTTCAAAATAGGGGCGAGTACGTGCTCTGTGATAAGCATTCCAGTCCCCCCACTTGAAAGAGTTTTTACTAGGGTACTGAGAGGCTATCTGTTTTAACTCCTCATAAGTCCACTTATAAGGCTTCACATAGGAGTTAGGAAAAGCTTCATCAAGCCACCCGTGTTTGAGCATTTTTTTATACACATACTCATTTGTACGGTCTAAATCTTTTTTGTGGCTGCAAGAAGAGGCAACTTTAAAACAAGCTTCCTTCGTCCACTTAACCATTGTTAACGCCTCTCATTGTTAGTGTATTCTAATATGGCGTATCCCATACTGAAACTAGGGTTGGTACTTGTATCTTCATATCGTAGAGCTATAGTAAAACCACTCCCTACCACTTGATTAACATATGTATTCTGCTCATTACCACCATAAGAAACAACACTTCCATAAACTGAGAAAGGACTACCATAAACAGCCCCTACAACATTAACACTATTAAGGTAAATAGAAGGGGGTTGTATGACACCGGGATTACGATAATCTAATCTAATAGAGATTTGAAGATCAAAATTTCCACCAATCGTGGTATAAAGAGAATGTTTATATATTGTCTTTCTTACTCTAGGGTCAGTAATAGGCATATAAGGGGTTTCGAATATAGCAGGAATAGGGACCCCATCAAAACTGCCACCAGTCTCCATCCTATAAACGTACCCGAGATCAGAAACAAACAATATTACTTCAGTGTCATCATACTGTTTACTGTCAGAGTCATATACTTTTATACCTACAAGCTTAGACCAAGCAATATTTTCAACACTCTGATCAGAAAATTTAGTAGCTGTGTAACCAAAAGACACTTCTCTACTTAAACTAGGACTAAAAGAAAACAACCTATATTGACTTTTAGAACGAATAACAAGAGAGGAGTAGGTAGTACCCATACTAATAAACTCTCTCATCAGTTTCTGTATTTTCTCAGAAGCTAAGTCTAGAGCGAAGTCTTCATTCTTCTCAGTAGCACTAAGGAACCTAATCCCATCAGGACCCATGTAAAGAATATCACCACCAATTTCCTGAATACTATCTGCATTCAAACATCCTGTATTCAGTGTGATAGGTTGAAGTTTAAAATCTGCTTGAGTATTACCCGTCAGCCTTTGTATTCTATCTATAGAAAAGATAATTAACTGTTCACGAAAAATTACAAGACCTGTAATAACACTGCCTACATTTATAATCCCTGCCCCATCTCCGGGTTCATAACTTAAAGGGTCATAAGGAGCAGTGAAAGTAAGGAGATTTCCCTTACCGAAAAACACTTGGTTCTTAAATACAACAACGTGACTAGAACCTGTTACATCAGAAGGAGCAGATGTATCATACGTCATACTGTCATCTGCTGACGAATAAAAAAGAGGATCATTAAGACCATCTACGATAACAATTTTCTCTGTACCATCAAAATTAAACTTATCATGTCTAATTCTGGTAAAACCTGTGCTTGAAGCTGTGGCTCTCTCTGTCCATGTAGTGCCGCTACTGGTGTAATATTTACCATTTCTTGTTGCTATAGCTTTGCCTTCAGCAGCAACTATAACTCCCATAACCTGACCTGTACCAGTAACTTCTGTACTAGAGAATTTACTATACCCTAAGATTTTCTTATAACCCCCTTCGATTGAATTTTCGAAGTTCTGTAATAATGTCGCACTACCGGGGGCTTGGAGTCCTTGATCCAACCGACTCATATTGGTGATTAAACCACCTTCAAACTTTATCGGGAAAGTTTCCCAAGCTGTGGGCATATTTTTACTACCTTATAATTTGTGTAGAACGAGCATATTCAAGTCGGTTGATAAGTATCTTCCTCATATCGTCTATACCATCTACGAAATTCTTAGCTGCCATAGCGGAGGCTTCTTTATCACCTCTGAAAAGATAACCTTCAATCATAGCCCCACTAAATATAACATATCTAAACATTTCGGGGATAGTAGGGGCATCATCCCATAAATCTAACTCAACTGGTAACATATAATATTCGTAGTCTAATGTATAAGCTTTATCCGGAGGAGGGAAAATGCCAAATTTCATCTCAGGGGTACGAAAAACATTCCTAGGGATGCTTTTATAATTACCGGGTCTATATTCCATATCCGAAAACTTCGCTAGATATTCTTCATAATCTATTGGAAATAACCCTGTTGTATTATTGCCTAATGTATTATCCCCTCTGATACGAAAAGTATTAAAAGAAACAGATTTAGCATCGGCTTCATAATTATACCTAACTACTTCGGGAGTGAGGACTAGGTTTTTGGTAACATGGTTGAAAGGCCAATTAAACTCTTGTGTATTAATCTGCCTAATAGAATTATTCACGGCATTTTTAACGTCGCTATAAAACCCACCTGCGTCTGCGAAATTCACGCTCGTTAAATTTACCTCATTAAGTTTCTTGTTAACATCATTAACAAGACCAAGGAAATCATATGCCATTTGCTACCTTTATATAAGAAAAGAGGGAGACTAAGGGCAAGCCTTAGCCCCCCTCTAATTATTTTAGACACCAGCGATAGCATCACGGATAGCAAGAGCCGGACGACCAGTATGGCCCTTCGTCTCAATAACTACACACCACACTCTCACAACACCAGTGGAG